AAGATAGGCAGCTCAGGCGACTCCGCGAAGATAGGCAGCTCAGGCTACTTCGCGCAGATAGGCAGCTCAGGCGACTCCGCGAAGATAGGCAGCTCAGGCGACTCCGCGAAGATAGGCAGCTCAGGCGACTCCGCGAAGATAGGCAGCTCAGGCTACTTCGCGCAGATAGGCAGCTCAGGCGACTCCGCGCAGATAGGCAGCTCAGGCGACTCCGCGAAGATAGGCAGCTCAGGCGACTTCGCGCAGATAGGCAGCTCAGGCGACTCCGCGAAGATAGGCAGCTCAGGCAACTCCGCGCAGATAGGCAGCTCGGGCAATTACGCGAAGATTGATATTTCGGGCAACGACAGCGTAGGCGCTGCTGTTGGCATCGGCAGCGTTATAAAAGGTGCAGTTGGCAACTGGATTACGCTTGCGGAGTGGGTATACGACGAGGTTAAACAGCGCCGTATCCCGGTTTGCGTTAAATCAGCACAGATTGACGGCGAAATAATAAAGGCTGATACATGGTATAAACTCTCGGGCGGCGAATTTGTTGAGGTGGCCGATGAATAAATACACGATCATCATAGCCCAGGTGTGCGCGGCGCTGCTGGCGCTGATAGTCATGGTACTGCTTGCCCTTGGCAAAGGGGGCAACAAGGCCGATGCGGACGGTGTGCCGCCCGAGGTTGATACGCACGGCCTGTGCGTAGTGGAAGTGGCAGAGCCTGAGTACGAGATGTACTTTACCGAGACCGACGTGATAGCCCTTGCGCAGATGCTATACGGCGAAGCAAGGGGCTGTACCCTGTTAAATCAGCAGCAGTGCGTATGGTGTGTCTTGAACCGCGTAGACGATGCGCGTTTCCCTGACAGCATCATCGGCGTTGTGTCCGCGCCGGGGCAGTTTTACGGCTACAGCCCCGATTTTCCTGCGCTGGACAACCTGTACACCGTGGCGCTGGACGTGCTCACGCGCTGGAGCATGGAGAAGCAGGGCGCGGATGTGGCAAGGGAGCTGCCCGATACATACTGCTGGTTCACCGGCGACGGGGAGACAAATCACTTTAGGGAGGGCTATTAAATGTCCAACAAAAAGATACTTGATGTGACGTGTGGATCTCGCACGATATGGTTTAACAAAAATCATCCTAATGCGATTTATTGCGATAAACGGGATGAAGCATTAACGGGGATATGGAAAAGCACAAACGGGCTTAGTGAAAGAACGTGCTATGTACATCCTGATATTCAGTGCGATTTTACTTGCCTACCCTTCGACGATAACAGTTTCTCACTTGTAGTTTTTGATCCGCCGCATTTAATACGCGCCGGGAATAATTCGTGGCTGGTTAAAAAGTACGGCAAGCTCGATCAAGGTTGGGAACAGACAATTCAAGAAGGTTTCATGGAGTGTATGCGTGTATTAAAACCCGATGGCGTACTGATATTCAAGTGGTCTGAAACACAGATCCCCGCGGATAAACTATGGCGAGTAATCGGGCGAAAACCGCTGTTCGGGCATCACAGCGGCAAAAAGTCCAAAACCTTTTGGGGCTGCTTTATGAAGGGAGTTACGTAAATGACTGATACTGACCTTTTAATTCAAAACCTAAGGCGTGAAAACGAAGCGCTGAGAGCGGAGCTTGAATGGACGGGCAAAGAGATCATGCGCTTACGAAACCGACTTAAAGTGCAGTGGATTCCGTGCAGCGAGAAGTTGCCCGAGGAATGGATTGACGACGACGATAACACCTACATCAACTATCTGATTTATATGCCCTATTTCAAAGCAGCAGGTGTCGGGGTATATAACGATGACGAAGAAAGTTGGCTTTTCAGGGGCGTAGAAGTAAAAGTAAGCCACTGGATGCCGCTGCCGGATGCGCCGAAAGGAGTAAACGATGGGAGCCGCGAGTTCTGGATGCAGGAGGTGGAGTGATGGAACGGCTGACGAAACATAGCAAGCAAACATCGCACGAAAACGGTATCTGTTGCACACATTTTTACGGCCCCGAATGCCTCGAAGTTGGCGGGAACTGCGCCATGAATTGCAAGTGGGAAGAAGCGGCGTGGAGCCGCCTCGCCGCCTACGAGGACACGGGGCTGACGCCGGAACAATGTGAAAACGCAAAGGTCATCATCGAATCTGCCTTTAGCGATGACACGTCAAAGGCGGAGCGGATTCGCGAGTTACTAAAGGAGAATGACGATGACTAAACCATGCTATGGAAAATGTGACCGCTGTGTGTGGAAATACAACGGCGGCTGTTCGGAATGGAGGATTAGCAATGTCATTAGTTAAGAGAAAAATTTTCATCTGCGATCACTGCGGAGCAATCAAACTGGCTGAACGATATGATTGCAGCTTTAGCTATACGCTACCGTATGGATGGGGTGAATTTGGTCGAAACCATCTGTGCCCGAGTTGCTACACAGCGTGGGGAAACCTGAAAAATCAGGCAGAAAGCGAGGGCGACAATGGCTGAATACATAGACCGAGACGCGATATATAAGGCATTTGCGAATGCTGGTACAGACGTACTCGAAAGAGCATCCGAAATTGAATATATTGCTGGCTTTAGCTATGAACTCGTTATAGAAATACTGGACAATATACCTACCGTCAACGTCGCGCCTATAAAGAATGGACAGTGGGAATGGTTTGACGAAGATATAGGAACACCGATTACAGGCCATGAAAGAGAATGGGGCTGGCGTTGTTCGCGCTGCAAGCATGAACTGCCGGACGATTACGACGATCCTGATTATCGCCCGATGTTAGACTATTGCCCATATTGCGGGGCAAAGATGGACGGAGGTGCTAATAATGGCTGAATACATAGAGCGTGAAGCGCTGTTACATGACATCGAACAATCGGTGGTATACACGGTAAGAGAAAAAATAACGAGCGCAGAAATGCGAGGCGCTCACAAAGTTATCGAGCGTATTAAGTGTGCGCCTGCTGTCGAGCCTATTTATATTCACGAACCGACAAAAAGCGAGTTTAAGTGCATGGCGGTGCAGATGGGCTATGCGCCGGTGGTGCGGTGTAAGGACTGCAAGTACAGCACACTGCCGTCAAAGCAAACGCAAATATACGGCAAGCCCGGCACATTGACCTGCCACAACAGAAAAAGCCCGTGCAATCGCAGAAATGTGGCATCTGATGATTATTGCTCTCACGGAGAGAAAAACAGTGAGGTGAACACATGACAGCAGCAGAAGCACAAGAACGCCTTGTTTGCATTTTAAACAATAATCAATTCACAAGAGCAGACAAAAAGGCAATTTACTTAGCAATCAATGCTATTAACAAGCAGATACCGAAAAAGCCGACATACTTTGCAATAGACAATACCGGTTACACACTGTATGACTGCGAGTGCCCAAGCTGCGAACAATCGCATCGAGAGCTTTTTCCGTTTGCTTTTTGCATTCACTGTGGGCAAGCGCTTGAATGGGGTGATACCGAATGACGCGCGGAGATTACATGCGCAAGGCGCGATTGGATGCAGGGTTAAGCATCGTGCGGCTGGCCGAAATATCCGGCATAGCCCAAAACACGATAAGCCTGCTTGAACGCAAATCACTACGCGGCGGCTGGATAGATACAATAGAAATCCTTGCCGATGCACTCGGACTGAGTATCGACGAATACGTAGGCCATAAGGTGGTGACTAAGCATGGGTAAGCAATCAGCATTTGCAAAGGCCGTGCAGCGCGAAGTAGATATCCAGCTGCGGCTATACGGCAGAAACCGCATGCAGCTTGCCGAAGATGCCGCGTTTATGGCCGCTAATGAAGTGCTGGGCTTGGGCGCAGGACGCGCCCGGGCGTTTGGCGAGGCGTTTGTTAAATATGCAAACGAAATCGCTGAATTAGTGGTGGAAGACAGCAAGGCCGATGACAGCATCGAGTATGCGAAGGTCACGCTTGACCGCAGAATCAAAGAAATAGTGGCGAGGATAACTTCTCGCCATTCGATGAAAGGTATGGACATGACTGAAGCATTCAACATCGACTGTATGGAATACATGAAAACATTGCCCGACAATGCCTTTGAACTTGCTGTTGTTGACCCGCCATACGGCGACGGCATGGGATCGTTCAAACGAGCAGGCAAGAGCCGTTTTGGGGGACGATTTGACCGTTACAAGGGGGGGAAAATCATAGCGTGGGACATTGCCCCGAAGGAAGAGTATTTTACAGAACTTTTTCGTGTCTCACGCAACCAAATTATTTGGGGCGGCAATTATTTTGCCCTACCGCCGACAAGGTGCTTCCTGATACTCCGGAAAACAAACATTCCCGAAAATTTCTCAATGGCAATGTGTGAATACGCATGGACAAGCTTCAACGATAATGCAAAGGTGATTGACATCAATATGCAAAATCAAATCGGACGATTTCACCCAACACAGAAGCCCGTGAAGTTATATGAGTGGATATATAGTTGTTACGCAAAAGAGGGTGACAAGATACTTGATACGCATATGGGCAGCGGCTCAAGCAGGATAGCCGCTTACAATATGGGCTTTGACTATGTGGGATGTGAAATTGATAAGGATTACTTCGAAAAAGAGGAAGAACGCTTCAGAGAACACTCCATGCAGATAAATCTATTTTTAGGAGGATGAAATGCCAAAAAACGTAGGCTGGGAAGCCAAAAGCAACCACGACGGCAGCTACACTGTCTTTGTAAACGGCAAAGGCTATCACTGTGCCAACACATATGAAGTGCTTCGCTTGTTAGAAGACACCGGAGAAAAATCCGAATATCAGGCAAAGCAGATATACCAGCAGGCGCTTGAAACCTACGGCGGGCAATTGCAGACGTTCGTATGCATGGAAGAAATGTCGGAGCTGCAAAAGGAACTTTGCAAGTATGAGCGCGGCGAGGATAATGTTGAACATATTGCGGAGGAAATAGCCGATGTGCGCATTATGCTCGACCAAATGGTTATAATGCACGATTGCGAAACGCTTGTAGAAGCCTATAAATCTGCAAAACTGGCTCGACTGAAAGAAAGATTGGACAGCGTCGTTCCGTGTAGCGCAGATGGCATTGATTATGTTATTCCGAAAGAAATATACGATAATCTTGCAGAAGAAACCGCAAAAATATGTGACAAACTACAGAAACGTTAGTCGAAAGGATGGTAAATATGAATTTTGAAAGAGCAAACGAGGCGTGTTGTGCACCTATGCCAGCCGTTGCGTCCACAGATACTATAAAAAATATTACGGGTACTAATTACAAGGCGGTATGCGAAATTAACGTTGTGTTAAGTGCTATAGAAGCACAAACATTTGGCATAAACACGGCCGAACCCGATACGCTGGGAGAAGATACGCTTGAAGCTGCGCTTATAGGTACAAATAAAATTTTGGATAACATAATGGTTCGATTACACCAGTTTGCCGATCGTATGGGAGTACAGATATGAAAAGATTACTATATATAATACGCCTATGGCTGTTAGATGTTCTCGGCGGTGTGCCAAAACCGCATTATGATTATTTGCACGGCCTACTGCGTAGCGAACGCAAAGACTTCGATGCACTGTGCCACGATTACAATGAAGAAATAGAAGATTACCGCGTAGCAATCCGTGAAATCTGCCGCCGGAGCGATAACACCTATTACGACTGGTGCTGCGATCAGTGCGATTGCGACTGCGATAAGCGTAACGGCTGGTGCGCTGCTTTTGCACCCAAAGAATTTACAAAAAGATGACTAACGACTGTAAAGGCTGCACAGTGCGCCGCATAGGCTGCCACGCCAATTGCAGCAGCTATCAGGCGTTTTGCGCGGAGAACGATAAACGCAAGGCGGCGGCGCGGAATGAATACCCGGCAAGGGAGCTGCTGGTGACCGGCTACATAAAACGCGCAAGGGCGGTAAAGACATTTACAACTAAAAAATGTTGGAGGTATCGCGGAACATGATAATTCAAAGTCAGTGCGAAATGATGCTAAATCACATGCGCGAACACGGCAGCATAACAAGCCGCGAGGCCATGTATGACTACGGCATAGGCAGGGCATCCGGGCGCGTGTTTGATCTTCGCAAGCGCGGCTATGACGTTGAAACAACGATGGAGACCGGACTTAACCGTTACGGCATCCCGACACGGTACGCGAGGTACACGCTGCATGAGGGGCGCTGACGGATATTATGACAGCCGGGCAAAATGCCCGTTTTGGTCAAAAGGCTCGGCGCGTGAGAACAAGATTTTTTGCGAAGGCCCATGCGGTGACGCAAGATTGCAGCTGTGGTTTAAAGGCGACGAGCAGAAACGCCGGGTGTATGTGTCCAAATACTGCTGCACACAGTACGCACAATGCCCGGTCTACAAGATCACATTAGCGGAAAAATACTAAAGGGTAGCGCATTAAGCGTTACCCTTGTTTTTTTATGTGCAGCAAAAAAGTGGGCAAGGTGGGGCTGATTAATGCAGCGCCACCTACATTATTATAAAGGCATGAGCAAATGGGATGATATCAAAACTGAATATATTACTACCGACATAGGCACAAGGCCGCTTGCCGAGAAACACAACGTTTCTTACAGCACATTGCGAAAACGTGCTGAGCGTGAAAAATGGGCGCAGAAGCGGACGCAGTATAGCGCGGCCAAGGGCGCAGACCGTATCAAAGCACAGCTGGAAATTGACTATCAGGAATATAAAAGCCTGTTAGAAGCTGCTGGGCTGCTGTCAAGCAAGCTATGCAGCGCTGTAGCACAGTTAACGGATGCGGATATTATCAAGGATAAACGCGGCCTGAAAAGCCTTACAGGCGCAATGAAAGACCTTGCGGAAATCCAGGGTGTTAAATCCGATGCTGATAAACGCGAGCAGGAAGCGCGCATTAAAAACCTTGAACGCCAGGCAGCAGGAGAAGCACAGCCTGAGCCGGTGCGCGTTATCATTGCCGGTGCCGATGATTTCTGCGGTAAATAACCATGCCGGAATATAAAATCGACTACCTAAGCCCTACACAACAGGAATTTTTAAAGGATAGGGCGCATGTTGTGTTTTTCGGCGGCGCACGCGGCGGCGGCAAAAGCTTCGTCGTGCGTGTGTCGGCGGTGCTGTACTGCTTCAAGTTCCCGGGGATAACATGCATGATCGTGCGTAAAACATACCCGGAATTGCAGGAAAACCATATAGTACCGCTGACACGCGATCTGCACTGCTATGATGCTGATAAATCACAGCGCATGGCGAGCTATAACGATCAGAAGAAGGTCATTACATTCCCGAACGGTAGCAGAATATTGTTTAGGTACTGCGATACCGACAAGGATGCAGAACGCTTTCAGGGCACAGAAACGGATATTCTGTTTTTGGACGAAGGTACCCACCAAACCGAAGAACGGTTTAGGAAGCTCTCGGCCTGCGTGCGTGGCGCGAATGATTTCCCACGGCGGATATATGTTACATGCAACCCCGGCGGCGTGGGCCACAGCTGGGTGAAGCGGTTGGCGATAGACCGCGCCTATACCGATGGGGAGAACCCGGAGGACTATTCATTTATTCAAAGCAAGGTCACGGATAACAAGCCGCTGATGGATGCAGACCCCGACTATATAAAAAAGCTTGAAGCCCTGCCGCCTAAGCTGCGTAAGGCATGGTTGGAGGGTGAATGGGATATATTCGACGGCGCATTCTTTGAAGATTTCAGAACGCGCCCGGATGCGCAACTGTGCGCAAAGGCAGGGATAACGCAGGAAGAAGCTATTGCACAGCGCAGATTTACGCATGTTATACCGGCGTTTGACCTGAACGAAGGCGCGGCGCGTGGCTGGACGATATACAGGTCATACGACTTCGGCTATAACAAGCCGTTTAGTTGTGCATGGTGGGCTATCGACTATGACGGCGTACTGTATCGCGTTTTGGAGCTATACGGCTGCACAGATACGCCAAACGAAGGTGTCAAGTGGACGCCTGACGAGCAGTTTAAGCGTATCCGCGAGACGGAGCAGACGCACCCATGGCTTAAAGGGCGCAAGATACTTGGCGTTGCTGACCCGTCAATATGGGATGTGTCGCGCGGCGTGTCGGTCGCGGAGACCGCCGAAAAATACGGCATATACTTCGACCCCGGCGACAACAAGCGGCTTGCAGGCTGGATGCAGTGCCATTATCGGCTGCAATTTGACGATAACGGTTATCCGCGCATGTATGTATTCGACAACTGCAAGGCGTTTATCCGTACTATACCGTTGCTGATGTACGACGAACACAAGCCCGAAGATCTGGACACGTCGATGGAAGATCACGTAGGCGATGAATGGCGTTATATGTGTATGGCAAGACCGATAAGCCCGATAATACCTCAAAAACCGAAAGTTATATTGTCAGACCCACTGAACCAATACAAAAAGGATGGATACAAAGCAAATGGATATCACTAAGGACACTATACGCGCAGACGGCAGCAAAGCGCCCGAGCTTGGCAGCGTTGAAACTGCGGCGCAGATGCTTGGCATAAAACCCATTGGGGAACAGCAGATACAGGATTTGATGCAGATACTAAACAAATATCGCGCCGGGAAGAAGTCGGTCGATAGCCGTATCATCGCATCGGAAAACTGGTGGAAGCTGCGAAACGATGTTGAAGAAGACAAGGACGGCCACGCAAAGCCGGGCTTTCGTAGCAAAAGCGGCTGGCTGCATAACGTAATCACCAACAAACACGCCGACGCAATGGACGCCTACCCTGAGCCTAACATACTGCCGAGGGAGCAGGGAGATAAGGTGGAGGCGGCTATGCTGTCTAAAATAATCCCTGTTGTGCTGGAAAAAAACCAGTTTGAGGCCACCTATAGCAAAGTCATGTGGTCAAAGCTAAAGACCGGTACAGGCGTGTACAAGGTCATATGGGATAAGAACAAGATGAACGGCTTGGGCGATATCGATGTGCGCAAGTGCAACATCCTTAATCTGTTCTGGGAACCGGGCGTTGAGGATATACAGCAGTCAAAGTATTTCTTTGAGGTCGATTTTCAGGACGAAACCGAAGTCCGAGCCATGTTCCCGGCTGAGCTGCCGGAGGGCAAGAATATACCGCATGATTTTATAACCAGCAAATACAGATACGATGACCATGTAGACACTACGGACAAAGTGCCTGTTATCAGTGCGTACTATCACAAAAACGGCGTGCTGCACTACATACTGTTTGTCCCCGGCACTGTGCTTTACGCGACGGAAAATGACCCTGACTGTGCAATGACCGGCTGGTATGACCACAGCAAATACCCGTATGTGTTTGATACGCTATTTCCCATTGAGGGCAGCCCATGCGGATACGGCTATGTAGACCTGTGCAAAGCGCCGCAGACGGAAATTGACCTGATGAAAACGGCGTATGTGGAAAATGCAATGGTCGGCGCAAAACCCAGGTACTTTAAGAAAGCCAACTGCGGCGTAAACGTTGAGCAGTTTACGAACCTGAATGAAACCATCATAAACGTCGAAGGCAGCTTAAACGACGATAACCTAAAGCCTGTTACGCACGATAACCTTGACGGTAACTATATCAGCATGCTGCAGCTTAGCATCAACGAATTGCGCGAAACCAGCGGCAACACAGAAACCGCAACAGGCACGACAAGCAGCGGAGTAACGGCTGCAAGCGCAATAGCAGCATTGCAGGAAGCCAGCGGCAAAGGCAGCAGAGACAGCACCAAGGCAAGCTACAGGGCATACAGCGAATTAAACTATCTTGTCATAGAGCTGATAAGGCAGTTTTACGATGCGCCGCGCCAGTTTCGCATTCTGGGCGACGGCGGCGAGGAATTGTTCTTAAGCTATTCCAACGAGCACATAAAGCCGCAGACACAGATGTTTGCCGGATACGATATCGGGCAGCGTGTGCCGGAGTTTGATATCAACGTCGTTCCGCAGAAGCGCACGGCATACACCAAGATGTCAAACAATGAATTGGCATTGCAGTTTTATAATCTCGGCTTTTTCAATCCGCAGCAGACAGACCAGGCGCTTGCATGCCTTACGATGATGGATTTTGACAGCATCGACAACGTTCGAAAGACCATCAAGCAGAACGGCACACTGTTTGACCGATTTAATACGGTACTGCAAGTCGCGGCACTGCTTGCGGCCAAATGCGGTGATGCACAGTCGCTTGCACAGATACAGGCTATAGCACAGCAGGCCAACGTACAGATCAGCACACCGCAGGCGAATATACAGATTGCAGAAGACCCTGCCAAGCGCGAACACGCACAGGTGTCTAACGCCCGGGCAAAGACGCGCGAGGCGGCAATGCCCGATGGAGGATATGCAACGATATGATAAACGTATGCGTAAACAGCACCGGCAGCACATTCGAATTAAAAATCGAAGGGCATGCGCGGTCTGCGCCCAAAGGCGAGGATTTGATATGCGCGGCTGCGACAATCCTTGTGCGCACGGCAGCGGCTATTTTGCAGGAAAGTTCCAAAGACATCACGGAAATTGATATATCCGACGGCAAAGCGCGAATAAAGCTGACTGAATATGACCCTGTGGCGGTCGTTGAAATGTCGGTAATAGTCAAGGGCTTTGTGCTGCTGATGCAGGAATACCCGGAATACATAAAAATTTTCACAGAAACTAAAAAAAGTGCGCAAGGTGGGGCTGAAAGCAAAGCATAAGTAAATGCTATGCTGAAAACGTGGGTTGCATGAGACAGCAAGTTCACCTCCTTTAAGATGCCGCCCCGGCAGACGGCGGCTGTAATAGTCTGCTTTCTCCTTTCTTGTGGGCGGAGTCCCCCCTTCTCCGCCCCTTTTGTATATCGCCTTAGTTTAACGGTAAAACGCTCGGAGAGATAGAGATGCAGGTTCGAGCCCTGCAGGCGGTACGACGGACTTGCCCACCTACGGGCAAATAAATAGGAGGCATGTAAATGCACAACAAATTCAGTTGGTTGCAGCTATTCGCGGACGGTACCGGCGATGGCGGTGCAGCCACTTCGGGCGAAACATCTGCCGCCGCCGGGCAGAACACGGGCGTTAATGTGTCTGTTGCCGCCGGACAGACAGCACCGAAAACCACGGCTGACAGGCTCGCAGAGCTTGGAGTGCCTAAGGAAAAACTCGGACGGGCGAAATATGGCAAAGCTGTTAATCAGCCTAAAGCCGATGCGCAGGCCGCCGCTGCGCCAAAGGAAGCCATAGAGGCAACAGAGACTAAAGACACAGCAAAGCGGCTTACGTGGGATGAAATCATGGCAGACCCCGACTACAACCGGGAGATGCAGAAAGTAGTTTCATCGGCAAAGACAAAGTACAAGGCGGATGCCGAGGGGCTTGAGAAGCTTGCTCCGGCGTTGCAGCTGCTATCCAAAAAGTACGGCGTAGACTCGGGAGATTATGACGCAATCGCAAAAGCGGTCGCGGATGACGACGAGTATTACGAAGACCGTGCAATGGAGTTGGGTGTATCGACCGAGGTCGCAAAGCAGCTCGAGCGCTCCGAGGCTGTGGCAAGAGCGGCAGAAGCGCAAAAGCAGCAGTTTATCAACGAGCAGAAGCTTATGGAGCATCTGAGCAAGATGAACGCGCAGGCCGTTGAGCTTCAAAAAAAATACCCCAACTTTGATTTGCGGAAAGAGCTGGACAACCCTACATTCCGACGCTTGACCGCGCCTGACCTGATGTTCTCGCTTGAAGATGCATATGAGCTTGTGCATCGTGATGAAATAAAGGAAAGCATACGGCAGGCAGCGCTGAAAGCATCGGTGCAGCAGGTGTCCAATGCTGTGCAGTCGAATAGATCGCGCCCGAGTGAGGGCGGCGTTCCCAAGTCCTCTAACGCTTCCATTCAGACGTTTGATTACAGAAACGCCACACGGGAGCAGAGAGAGGCGTTGAAAGCCCGGATCAGATCGGGTGAAAAGATATATCCCGGGCAGTTTTAAGCCTTGAGCGTTTCCGCGTGGCCTATGACCATGAAAGGAAACGATATGACTAATTTTAATTGGATTCAGATTTTCGCAGATGCAGGCACCGTTGTTAACACCCTTGTAAGCAACGGCACATCCAACTACACCAACGCATACACCGGCGAGGCCGTCGCGGCCAGCCCTGCCACCAACACGATGGCACCCGAACTTAAGACGTTCTATGACACTGAGCTGCTCGAAAATGCCAGAGTCGAGATGTTCTATGCGCAGTTTGGCCGCAAGCAGAGACTGCCCAAGAACGGCGGCACCACTGTTGAATGGCGTAAGTTTAACACCTTTGCAAAGGCGACTGAGCTTAAGGAAGGCGTTATCCCCACCGGTCAGCAGTTTGGAGCAACCAAGCTGACGGCATCTATCGCGCAGTACGGCACTTACACCTCTATCACCGATAAGCTCGAGATGCGCGCATATGACGATGTCATTCTTGCAGCGACCGAGGAAATGGGCGCATCCGCTGCGGCTACTCAGGAAACCCTTATCCGTGATGCGCTGCTTGTCGGCACTAACGTAATGTACTGCGATAACGTCACCGAGGACGGCACTAAAGTTTCTACTCCTACTTCCCCGACAACTATGGGCGCAGGCGGCACTACTTCCAGCGGCGGCAGCTCGACTCCTGACGGCTGGGCACTGCTTACCCCCACCATGGTAAACAAGGCCGTTACTAAGCTCAAGAAAGACCGTGTGCCCAAGATAAACGGCAAATACTATGCTGTTATCCATCCCTCTGTTGCGTATGACCTGCGCCAGAGCAAGGAATGGATTGAAGTGCATAAGTATGCAGCTACCTCCGAGATCTTCAACGGCGAAATCGGCGAGCTGCACGGCTGCCGCTTCATCGAGGATACCTATGCACCTATTCTCGGCGCAAGCTACAAGTATTCCGGCAGCACCACCTACAAGAATAAGTCCGACGGCGTTACTTATGCGACTTACTTCTTCGGCAAGGACGGCTTTGGCATTATTGACCCCGAGGGCGGCGGCCTTGAGATGATCGCCCACGATAAGGACGAAATCGGCGGTCCTCTTAACCAGTTCAGCACCATCGGTTACAAGTTCGAGACCAACGGCGCAACTATCCTTTATCCTGAGCGCGTACTCCGCGTGATGTCCGTCAGCTCGTATTCCGCGACTGACGAAGAAAACAAGTAATTATCCCGGGAGGGGCGGAACACTCTGCCCCTCCGCCTGAGAGGAGCGAAACATGGCTAAAAAAACAGAAGATGAAAGAGTTGAAATGTTTATACCGAGAGGCGACAGAAACAGTGACCCCGATCTGTTTGTATCGATAAACGGAAAAAACTATCTGCTGCCCAAAGGCAAAACAAGCCTTGTCCCGAAAGAAGTCGCGGACGAGATCGAGCGCTCCAACTACGCTCAGCGCATGCTCGACGAGCACATCGACGAGATGAAGTTTGCCGCGCACTAATTAATATCAAAAATAACAGCCGCCTCATGGCGGCTATTTTAATAGGAGAACAATATGACAATTGCAGAAGCAATAGACATTACCGATAAGCTTACGCCTAACGCATACGATGAAACCGAAAAGGTACGATGGCTGCTGACTATTGACCAGATGGTGTATACAGACCTGATAGCCACGCACGAGGGCGCGGAGAGGTTTGAAAAGCCTGAGTATGCAGCAGAGGACATAGCAACTGACTTGCTGGTTCCTGAGCCGTATGCAGAGGATATCTATGTTAATTACCTACAGGCCAAGATAGCGCAGCAGAACGGCGAGGATGCCAAGTACAACAAGGCCGTTCTGTTTTACAACGATGGTTATACGCGATTTGCGCAGGCGTATGACGCGGCGCACAGGCCACTGCCGAAACTGACGCATTTCAGATTTTAGGAGGACAGCATGCCAACATATATAACTATACCCGAAAGCAGCACGGTTGAAACAGTCGTTGATACCTTCGGCGGCTATAACCACAACTACAAAATAGGCGACGGAGAGTTTTATGATATGAAAAATCTCACGTCGGACTATTACCCGCTCATGGGCAACAGGGCGGCACGAAGTCTCATTCAGAGCGGCGTGTTTGCGTACATAGGTGGAATGACTGTAGACAGTAATGGAGATTTGTATGTTATCGGGAACAAGTCCGGCGGCCAATATAGCTCAGAGAGACTTTATAAAATATACAAAAGCTATCCGGCAGAAGAGCCGGATTACAGTAATCTCGAAGATATGACGGCTATCACATATGATGATTATGCGGATCTGGGAAAACTCTTATTCTCCGACAAAGTGCAATTACTTTTTTTTAACGATGATTTAGTTATATTCCCAACAGGTATTAAAGTGAAAACAAAGAAAAATGCCGATGGCTATTATTATTCACACCACCTTTCAATGTACAGCCAGGTTGTTATGACTTCTGCCCCATTGCCTTATGTCAAGATAAGCCCGTGCGATTCGGACGGCAAAATTATAACTTCCGGGACAAGTACATATGTGCGTATAACCATTGCTACGAATGGCAATGACATTTATTCATCATATACGTTTCCGGCCGGTGATGCGGTAAGAATATCCACAACTATAAATAACAAAGAAGACACGATCGGCATAGAGGGGACACACATAATAGTTAAGTCGTGGGGTGAAGGAAATAACACTGAGCATGTTATAGCCGGTACGATAAGCGCAACTCAAACCATTGATTCAAGTGGCAGTATGTTTTTTATGAGCAGGGATGTCCCTGATATGGATTTTGTCATACAAGCGCAAAATCGTTTGTGGGGCTGCCACTATAGAAGGTCTGATAGCGCAAACATGAAAGGAATAAATGAGATATATGCTTGCAAGCTGGGTGATGCAACTAACTGGAATGTGTTTCAGGGCATATCCACAGATAGCTATAAAGCATCGTGCGGCACACCGGGCGAGTTTACAGGCGCTGCGAATGTTAACGGATATCCGATATTTTTCAAAGAAAACTGCGCCCACAAGGTCTTTGTATCGTCAACAGGAGCGCATCAGATACAGGATAAAGTGATAGACGGCGTGCAGGACGGTTGCAGTGGCTCAGTCGCAATGGTCGGGAATGTTTGCTATTACAAATCTCGTAACGGCGTTGTGGCATTTGACGGTTCTACAACATATTCTACAGGGGACAACCTTGGAGATGAGCGTTACACAGATGCTGTCGGCGGCAGTGCTAACGGCAAATACTATATCTCAATGAAGAATTCAAGCGGACAGTGGGCGATGTTTGCTTACGACGCTGCAAAGGGATTGTGGCATAAAGAGGACGAAAGTCACGCAGTGCAATTTTGCTCAGTGAACGGAGATACTTTATACGTAACGCAGGAGAGCACTGATAGCTATGATATACATCTTATAAGCGATTACAACAAAACGAGCGCACAAGAGAGCGTACCGGAGTGGGAAGCTGTCACGGGTCTGCAAGGCTACAGTTATACAGGGCAAAAGTACATCAGCCGTTTCAACATGCGTATGATGCTGCCGAAAGGCTCATACATGGACATCTATATTGAGTACGATTCAAGCGGAAAGTGGGAGCATCAAGGGCACATCAAGGGAACCGGCACAACTTCTTTCATGATCCCCGTAAGACCGAGACGATGTGACCATTTCAGAATAAAGCTCACCGGCAGCGGGGAGGTCAGACTTTACAGCATGAGCAAATTGTTTGAGGGAGGTACAGACATTCGATGAATATTATTCCACCGCAATCACCTTTATTTAAAGGAACGCAGGAAGAAAACATTGCCGCAATGAAGAGGTATCTGCTGGAATTATCGGATAACCTGCCGTATTTGCTTAACGACAGCATTGCGCTTGATGATGTTTTAAGCGCAAGCAGCAAAAATCCTGTTCAGAACAAGGTTATCAAAGCAGCATTAGATGACAAGCTCAATAAGTCTGACGTTGAAGAAAATCTGGACGGAAGCAGCAAAAATCCCGTGCAGAACAAAACCGTTACTGCCCAGCTTCAATCGAAATTTAATAAGTACGGTGGTGAGATAAACGGGGATGTTCGCTTGACAAACGTTAGCAGAATGAACACGGCGGCTAAAAAAATAGCGGTTTTCAGCGACAGCAACATCATAGAATATAGATCTGCCTCAGAGATGGCGGCTGATCTTGGAATTGGTGACGATCCCAGCAGCAGCATAGCAGACTTAGTATATCCAGTGGGCAGCATCTATATGAGCGTTAACAGCACTGAGCCAGCTCAGCTATTTGGCGGCAGTTGGACGCAGATTCAGGATAGGTTCTTGCTTGGAGCCGGTACTTCCTATACTAATGGCAGAATAGGCGGTGCTGCTACATGTCAGCTAACTGCTGCTAATTTGCCAAGCCATACCCACCCCCAATACGTTGCGACAAGCGGCGGCAGCATATCGGCCAACTTGGACTATGCAAGCTATTCAACCAGCGCTAAAACAGCTGCTCAAGGCATTCCGACAGGTGCTACAGGCAGCGGAACGGCATTTAATACTTTACCGCCCTATTTAGTGGTCTATATGTGGAAACGCACAGCATAGCACTTTGCAACTAAAGATTAGATAAAGGAAGGCATAAATATGGCAATTAAAAAAACGACATATGATAGGGATACCGATTATCAGAAAAAAATAAACGATGCTGTTGCCGCTGGCAACTATACGGCAGCAGCAAAATATGAGCAGGCGCGAAACGCGAAAATTCAAGGTGAAGCGCTTAATTATACCCAGACTAACAATTATTCTTCGTACCTTCCCAAAGAATACAACGGTGTTGAATACGATAGCGGCACGGATTATATGAAGAAAATATATCAGGCATTTGGTAAAGGCGATTATACCGCAGCGTCTCAATACGAGCAGCAGCGCAATGCCAAAATAGACGGTGATGGGCTTCCAAACGCTAAGACCAATTACACCTATACTCCGCAGTATGATACACAGATAAATGAGCTTTTCAACAAACTCCTCAACAGAGAAAGTTTTAGCTACGACACCGAGACAGACCCTTTGTATAAGCTGTACAGGGAACAGTACATTAATCAGGGCAGACTTGCCATGCAGGACACAATGGGTCAGGCGGCAGCTCTTACGGGCGGCTACGGTTCAAGCTACAGTCAGGCAGTCGGTCAGCAGCAGTATGATGCGTATTTGCAGAAGCTAAACGGCGTTGTGCCGGAGCTTTACCAGCTGGCATATTCGCGGTATCAGGATGAGGGCGATGAGCTTAAAGATCAGTATAACATGTACATGGCAAAGGATGCACAGGACTATGATAGAGCACAGATAAATTATGCACAGCTACAGTCTCAAATGAATTCGGCGGCAGATCAGGTCAAAGCAATACTTGAGGTCGGTGGCTCGCCTTCTGCCGATCTCGTTTTGCGTTCCGGATTGAGCGATGAGTATGTGCAGACACTTAAAAACTATTACGCACAGCTTGCGGCTCAGGCGGCGGCGCAGAGTGCAAGCGGCAGGAGCGGCGGCTCAGGCGGCGGGGGAAATAGGTATCCGAGTGGCAAAGACTTCAAGGTAAACAAAGATGGAAGTATTTCAGTAAAAAAAGTTCGTCAGCTTAATTTTGACCCTGACGAGGGCATTTTCACATGGAACGGCAAAAACTATAACAGTCTTAATTCGCTTGTCGATGCATGGAATAAAAACTCGAGTTTAACCGATGATGATATAAATGTTCTCAAACGAAAGCTTAAATCTCAGACAAATATCAGCTTGTAAGTTCAGCGAGGTTAAAGATGGCGAAGAAAATAAATCTTACAAAAGAGCAGATAGAGGCTGCTGCAAAAGCAGGGCGTGAAAAGACCGAAAAAGCCTATGCCCAGAAAGCACAGGCAATCGCCAAGGGTTACGGCACAAACAGTGCTAAATCCAAAGTTGGTAAGAATAGAGGACAATTGCCCGGAGTGAGCGAAGTTCTTGCTCGTAACAACCCTGCTTTCGCTGCTTTGCAGCAAGCCGGGAACGCTAAAAAGCTCACCAAGGGCAGCGACGCTATATCTTACGGCAAAAAAAGCAGCGAGCGCAAGCCGGGACAGATAAGCGCTTTGGGCGCAGGAGATTACGGCGCGTCAAAAACAACGAGATTTGACGCTACGGCGAACGCTGCAATATACAGCACGGCAGGCGCGTTTTCAAACCTTTTCGGTCTGCTGAAAGAAAAGGACGCGCAGACAAAAGCGCGAGATGCAGCGGACAGCGCAAGGCTTAAAGCCGGATATGACGCAATGCTCAACGGCGAGGACATAAACACGCGCGAGGGCGGTCTCAAGAAGCAGCATGAGGACAGCCAAAAGGCCTTTGAGCGCGGTTATGCAGCGCTTGCAGGAGCAGGGCAAAAGAATTTTGACACCGCCGATGAGCTTGCCGCACGCTCGAATGAGTATCAGCAGATAGCAAAAGAGGGCTTAGGCAAGTTCGGACAGGGCGTTGTTGACTTCGGCATTGCAGGCTTGCAGTTTGCCGGTGACGCGGCTATGAACGCCATACTCCCCGGCTCAGGTCTTGCAGCAATGGGAATGAGAGCGGCCGGAAGCGGAGCGCAGGAGGCAAGAAACAACGGCCTTGATATCAATGACCAGTTTACCTCTGGCCTCAAAAGCGCGGCAATCGAAGTGCTTACTGAGAAGCTTTTCGGAGCTGCTTCCAAAGTCGCATACGGCAAGGGCATTATCAGAAACGAGAGCCTTGTTAACGGTCTTGTAAACCGACTGGCAAAGACGGACAAAGGCCGCACGGCGCTCAAGGTCATTGTCGGCGCGAACGAAGAAGGCTTAGAGGAAGTCCTCTCGGATATCCTGAACCCTGTTGCAGACCGTGTGCTCAAGCTGGATGACGGCAAGGGCGATTGGTCTGACCTGGGCAAGGACATGGACGCAGAGCAGATGCTCGAGGACTACATCATCGGCAGCACTCTCGGCCTTTTCGGCGCAGGAACGAACGTTATAAGCGGTCAGTATCGCGCCGAGAACGCGCAGCAGAGAGCGTATGAAAATTATCAGCGCGAGCTTGTAAACGCCGGGATTGCATCCGAACAGAGTTCTCAGGCACAGTTGACCGCCGCAGAATATCAGAACATCCTTGACAACAGCGCAAAGAGAGGCAACAGAAACCTGAGCGACAAGGAAACAGCCAACCTTGAACAGCTTATAACGGCTGAGAGAGACACGCCGGCAGTGCGAAATGCTCTTGAGCGCAGCGGTACGCTTGTTGACGATAACACCGCGACGGTCATTGCCAAGGCTGCAAGCGGTCAAAAACTGACGAGAGCGGAGCAGAGCATCATAGACAGCAGCCCGGTAATGCAGCAGGCTGTGAATACCATGACCGGGAGCGGCGCTGTTGCTAACATCCGCACAATGGCGGCAAAGAACAGCGTTGTTAACAGCATGGCAGAGCGATATACGGTCTCCCCGGAGGTTATAAGCAGAACATACGATCTCGCCCCCGTCGAGTCTCCCGAGGCGTTTGAAATGGCGTTTGATGCTGTGTATCAGATGGGGCAGCAGGGCGCGAACAAAGAGTCGCTTATCAAAGTGCCCGTTCTGAACCGCGCACAGGCGGAGATAGCCTATAACATGGGTGCATCTACAACTCAGGCGGCGGTTGACAATGCGGCAGCGCAGGGTGATAATGTAAGCACACAGGTAAACAACCAGATAAACACACAGGAGGTAAACGAGAATGGAGTACGTCTACGCGACAGCGGCCAACGGCTTAACGGTCAGAATACCGAAGGACAAATACCCTCAGTGGAAAGAGGCACAGTCGAAGCTTACGCCGGAACAGATAGCGGCAGACAAAGCGGTTATAGCGCAGCTCAAGGCAAAACTGGGCAAAAAGTAGTCTATAACGGCGTAGAGCAGGAGAATGTCTACTACTCCAGCGAGGACACCGAGAGCATGAAAAAAGGCCGTGAGCTTGCAAGAAGCTACGGCTATAACGTCACATATTTCGAGGGCGGCAATATCAAGGACAGCGGCGGCGAGTTCAGAGGCATGGTCGATACCGAGAGCAAGACCGTTATGGTGCGCTCAGACCATCCCGACATATCCGCAGAGCAGATAATGCGCCACGAGATGGGGCATGCGGCGATAGCGCAGGGCGATATAAGCCTTGGCGAGCTGCGCAGTGCCATGCTTTCAGACCTCTCGGAGAAGGAGCTTAGCAGCGCTGTCGAGGTCTACAGGCACGCATACGGCGACACGATAAGCGAGACTGAGGCGTTTGAGGAAATGTGCTGCGACGCGCTGGGCAAGATAAACATCTTTGCCGGAACGGAGCACGACAGCGCAAACTACGGCAAGGTACAGGAGAGTTTCCGCAAGCACACCGCCGAGACCGCGAACAAAGGCAGAGCGCCGCCGAAAGGTGGAGTGAGGTTTAGCCGTGCTCAGCGCGGCCGGAGCGTCGAGATTGAAACCATGGAAAACAACCGTTTTGAGCGGTTGCGACGTTTTGGTGATAACTTGCCAAAAATATGGTATGCCTATACATCTAAATACTTGTATGTATACGAGAACTACGGTAAGATGGATTATAGCATAAAGCGCCGGATAACGTTGAATGATAACAATCTCACAAATACGGTAGTGAAGGAGATTAATAATGGAACTTACGGAACTGCAAAGGCTTTTGATACATGGCATGAAAGTCTGCAAACTCGAACAAGACGATATAGTAACCGCCATAATAATGCTGGACACGGAAGAAAAACAGTGGGAAGCGGCAGATTATCTAAAAACAGTGGTACACAATCCGCCAAAAGCGCCGGAGATATTCAAAGAGATAGCGGAGATAACCATGTAAAGAAAAAATTCTCTATGGAAGCACCCATAGAGGAAAAGAAAAATCTTATAGCGTTGCACAACCTTGATGAAACAAAGCTTTTGAAAACGCTGAAACTCGGCGGCTTCCCGATGCCGTCAATCGCGATAACAAAGAGCGATATCCCACACACAAATTTCGGTAATATTACCATTGTGTTCGGAAAAGAAACAATAGACCCGGAATTTGACCGTCGCAACACGGTATATTCTGCCGATGCGTGGACACCTTTGGTCCCGCGCGTTGAGTATGAAGCAAATCCAAAAGCGGAAAAAAGAATACGCGATAAGTATTACGAGCTTTTAAGAAAGTACGGTAATGATTTTGCAAGGCCTCTATACGAGTCGGCAAACTATCTAAGCGATACGCTCACCAAAAACGGCGGTGTTGAAGGTATGGTAGAAAAATTCGCCGATGATACGAGAATGATGCAAGTATATCTCGCCGACACTGGCAAGAAACCCATTGAAGCTGTAAAAACTGAAACTGTTACGCGGCTTGCAGATAATCAAATCGAAGAGTACGATGCGCTTATAAATACTCTCGGGGCGGATGTTCTCAACGAAATGACAGCAAAATCAAATCAGGCTCCATTTGCGGCGAGAAAAGAATGGCTTGCAAAACACGGAGAAGATTTGAAATCGGCGTTTGAACAGTATTTAATTAAAAACGGAATAGACGCTGATACGGCAAGGTCTGTGGTTGGAGATATGAAGCCTGCATCACTTCTTAATGAGGCGATTGCGGCGCGTAAGTATATGAATAACGGAGCAGAAACACGCAGAATCGAGGTTGACACGGATGCTACTAACAAAGCAATAAAGGCTGCGGTTAACTCTGATGAGTACATGAAGTGGCTCAAAGACTTGTATGGCAACTCAGTCAAGGATAGCGGCGTTTACAACAACAAGGACTATTATACTCCAAGTGGGAATATGAGAAGCTTTAAGGCTACGCATTTCCCGAATACTCTTGATGGAATAGTCAAGGCCATGACTTCGCAGGGAGACGGTAATTCTCGAAATGTTATGGGATTTCACGGAACGAAAAGCCTTAGAGCAACTACGGCGGAGCGTTTTAAAAGTATAGAGGATATGCACAAGCTTGAAGGCCGGTTAAAGCATCTTACAGAGGAAGAAGCAGCTGAAATAAATGATGCACTTGATAACCGCCTGTCTGAGCTTATGCATAGTGTATATGAACTTGTTCCTCACGATAGCAGCTCCAATGAGTTAATCGAACTCGATACTTTAGGCGAAATATTCATAGAAGCAGCGGAACTAAAGTATAAAAGTCCTGCTAATGTTAAATCATTGTTCAAAAAATACAATTATCCTTTGACTGACAAAATGGCAAACGATATTGTTGCGCTTCTGTATGATATAAACAATATGCCTGTAAACATATTCGAGGCCAAGCCGGAACGAGCGGTCGGATTCGATGAGATACGCAAGGTCATTATTCCTGACACGTCATCGGATACACTGCGCGTGGCGCTTAAAGATGCAGGGATAAATAACGTCGAAGAATACAAAGCCGGAGACGATGCAGCACGAATGAAGATCGCAAATGACGTGCCGGATGCGCATTTTTCCCGAGAGCCGGAGAGCATTACCGAGCTGCGGCGGCAGAACGAAACTATGCTTGCTCAGGCGACAAACGAGGACGCGGCAAACGAGAACGAGCGCGGTCTTATAAAGGACTATAAGCGCCAGTATGACAAGGTCAGCGGCATTGCCGAAAAGCTTAGCACGGCACGTCAGGAAGTGCTAACGGCAGAGAACAGCGGAGACAAAAACGCCATAGCTACAGCCCGAAATCGTTTTACCCTGCTTAGCAGAAAGTACGCAGAGGAACACAGAAAACTCAGCGATTATGTCAATATCAAGGCCTTGGGCAATGTCCTTACGAGGGTAAAGGATAGAACGGCAGAAAATTCGCTGCCCGAAGGCATGGGCGCGGCTTCGGCAGAGTTCACGGGCGAGGAAACAAGAGGCGAAAAATGGGTATCCGATGCTCAGGGCAAGGGCAACAACGCGCTGCATCCGATAAGCCGAGAGCAGGAAGCAAACCTTGCCGAGCAGCAGCACAGAGCGCCGCAGGAGATACCGAAAGAAGATCTGAACGGCAAGCTTACGAGCAAGCATGTTTCCACCATAGCCAACAGCGGCATGACACCGGCTGAGTTCTCCGACGCACTGCGCGAGGACGCGGCACAGGGCAAATTCTCACACATAGCCTATTCCGACGAGGCAGCGCTCAAAAAAGCCGAGATCACGATAGAGGCTAGCGGCTGGGAACAGGCGCTTGCCGATTACAAGGCACAGATAAATGCCGGTAAGGTATCGAAGGACAATACCGTTATGGGTATTGCTCTGTACAATAACGCCGTCAACAGCGGAGATTATGCAACCGCGCTGGATATCGCCTCACTTATGGTGAAAAACTCGACGAACACGGCGCAGTCTTTGCAGGCGATGCGCATACTCAATAAGCTCTCTCCCGAATGCAAACTGTATCTTGCCGCAAAGTCCGTTGAGACTATTGAGGAAGACCTCAACGAGAAATACAAGGACAACAAAGCGGATATACACGTTGACAAGGTGCTGTATGACGAGTACGGTAAAGCACTCAGAAGCGGCGACGAGGACGGCATAAAGACCGCATGGGCGAAAATCGAGCAGAGCGTAGCACAACAGATAGACGCGACATGGTATGAAAAGCTCAACAATTTCAGATACCTCGCTATGCTGGGCAATCCTCGTACACATGTCAGAAACATCGTGGGCAACGCATTTTTCGTGCCGGTCAGGGCAGTCAAAAACACCATAGCATACGGCCTTGAAAATGTCGCCGACAGCAAAGTAAACGGAGGCATAGAGCGCAGCAAAGCCATGCTCAACCGCAATAACGCAAATGACGTGGCACTTATAAAATATGCAATGACCGATTATGAAGCGGTGCAGGAGACGATACTCTCGGGCGGCAAGTATGTCGATACATTCCAGGGCATAGACAAGAAAAGGACGATTTACAAAACCAAAATCCTTGAGGCGGCACGCAAGGGCAATTCAAACCTGCTTGACGCGGAGGACGCATGGTTTTGTAAACCTGCATACGCCAACGCGCTCGCGAAATGGTACAAGGCAAACGGCATAACCACCGAACAGCTCAACACCGGCAAGGTACCCGAAAGCACGATAATAAAAGCTCAGACCGTTGCGGTAAAGGAAGCCCAGAAAGCGACTTACCGCGACACAAACAGATTTTCGGCAATGGTCAGCAGGCTCGGCAAGGTCGATAACAAGATCGCTTCCGCGCTGATAGAGGGTGTTTTGCCGTTCAAAAAAACACCGGCAAACATACTCGTGAGAGCGGTGGAATACTCGCCCGTAGGGCTTATAAAGTCGCTCGCCGTTGACACGAAGAAAGTCAAGGCGTATGTAAACGGCGATGTAGAAAACGGAATGTCACCGGCACAGTTTATCGACGACGTTTCAGCCGGGCTGACTGGCACTGCGCTTGTTGGATTGGGTATTCTTCTGGCATCGTGGGGATTATTCAGCGGCAGTCCCGGAGACGACGATAAACAAAACAAGTTTGACGAGCTGGGCGGAAGTCAAAACTATGCGCTTAACATAGGCGGTCTAAGCATCACGCTTGACTGGCTCGCGCCGGAAAGCATGCCGCTATTCGTGGGCGTTGAACTGTATAATTCGCTCAGCGGCAAAAGCGAGGATAACGGCTTTGTTCAGAACCTTATGAGTTCCGTCATGAGCCTCAGCACGCCGATGTTTGAAATGTCAATGCTTCAAAGCGTCAACGATCTGTTTGATAACCTTGCCTACATAAAGCAAGGACAGGGTTCGTTCAAAATCGTAACGAGCATGGCGACAAACTACATATCACAGTATTTCCCGACGCTGTTCGGGCAGGCCGAAAGAGCGTTTGGAGAAAATCAGCGAGAAACAACGTATATTGACCGCAACAGCAATGTCGGCTCTGAGCTGCAATATATGTGGGGCAAGATCGCCAACAAGATACCGCTTTATGATTTCAGCCAGATACCGTACATTGACGCATGGGGACGTACAGAGGAAACCGGCAACCTATTTGAGAGGGTGCTCAACAACTTTGTAAATCCGGCATACGTCAAGAAGGAGCGCAGCACCGAGATAGACGGCGAACTTAAACGGCTTTATGATCTGGGCGAAACCTCCGTATATCCCAGCCGCGCGAAAACAAACACAAAAATCAACGGCGAATATCTGACGGCTGAGGAATATGTGAAGTATGCAACAGTTAAGGGGCGAACCTCTTATGATCTGGCAACGAAGATAATAAACAGCAGCACATATTCTCGCGCATCCGATGCCGAAAAGGCATACATGCTCAGTTATGTATACAAGTACGCAGACCATATCGCTAAGTACGAAGTCAATAACGAAAGCAGCCTTGCGAAATGGGAAGCAGCAGCCTATAAGAGTTCAAACCCGGCGCAGGGGATAATCGACCATGCGCAGGAATATTATAAGCGCAAAGAGAACGACGAAAGTTAAAAAACATGCGGAGGTGGGGCTTAATAAGCCCTGCCTTCTTTTGTTATGCTGAAATCAAGAAGCGAAAAAGGAGGAAAAGCCTTTTGACAACAATCATGATCGGCAAAGCGCTGGCGACGGTGACGGAAAACGAAACCTTGACCAGCGGCATGATAAATGCAAAGATAAAATTCGAGTTTTCAGCCGATTGGCATTCGGGAATAAGCAGAACCGCGATATTCACGGCAGGCGACGTTACAAAAGTCGTGCTCGATTCGTATTGGGAAAACAACGTCTGCTCCATTCCGCAGGAATGCCTTGAGAAAAGCGACGAGATACTCATGGTCGGTGTGTACGGTGCTGACAACGCCAACACGGTCGCGATACCTACGGTGTGGGCGACGGTCGGCAAGATACGCAAGGGCTATGAGGGCTATGAGGACGTATCGACCGGCACACTGCCCATCTGGGCGCAGGTGCAGTCGGCGGCGGCACAGTCGGCACAGGCGGCAAAGGACGCGCAGACAGCGGCAGAAACCGCACAGGGCAAAGCCGAGGATGCGCAGAATGCCGCGGAGACGGCACAGGCAGCAGCCGAGACCGCACAGGGCAAAGCGGAAACCGCGCAGAGCAAGGCAGAGGCCGCGCGA